ATGCAGGTGCACTACTGTTCATAACGCTTGATATGTTTGATCCCCATGGAAAACGCACTCGCTTATGGCTTGTATTCGGGTCTAGCTTTAAAATAGTCATAACAACTGAGGCAAATATTGATTCCATATCTTTTGATGTTTTTATAATTTCAGCCATATTTCACCTCTAAACTTTAATCAGTTAAAACTCCAAAAGCACGACAAAATCCATTAGCATTCCATTCTGATACTTGTATAATTTTATATTTTTTTCGCTTGTAAAGTACAACATCAGATATTCCCTCGTATTCTTCTGATTCTTCGTGTGTAACGTATAACTCGTTAGGTGTTTTACAAAAGAATTTCATCGTACCTACTATTCTGTCACCTTCAGGTAGCTGTTCTAAATCTTTTGGACTAGCTAATTGTACAGCTCCATAGAAGTTCAGGATTTTTTGTTTAGCCATCTTGAACCTACCCATATACCACATACCCTTTGAACGAATAACTTTATAATTCACAGCAAAATCCGGATCATCCATTAATTCACTAACGTTTATCATCTTTTCAACTCCTTTTTCAGAGCATTAAAAAAGCAACCCTATGAAAAGGATTGCTTTAAATTTTATATATTGTGTTTATACTAATTTGTGCTATAATGTCGAAAGTACAAAGTGCATAAAGGGCCGTTAGGCTTGCCACCTTTCGAAACGAAAGGGGGTGAAGCGTATGTCTACATTTGAAGCATTAATGATAATGTTAACCTTCGGGTTACTTATCGTTGCAATAATGAACGACATTAACAATAAAAAATAACCAGCCCTTTTTGTCGAGGCATGCTGGTTATTAAGTTTTTTAGTATTAAAAATAATCTGCAAGCCTAATCGCCTTTAAAGCGATTGTACTAAATCGAGAGGGTGTATCAGCACTCTCTCTTTTTATTATATTAAAATTATACTATTTCAATTCATAGGTGTCAATTATTTTTCACGAATTACATACGTTATCGCTTTGCGTAAGTCACCAGTGTCAATTAATGGTTTATGTACTATGCCGCCATCTTGATTTTTTGCATCTTTAACCTGCTTTTTTGTCATTTTTCTTTCACGATTACGTTCAGCTGACTGCTTCAAAGAATCCCAACCATTTTTAGGGTTAATAAACCAACCTTTTGATACTTCTTCTCCACGCATTCCAGCCTTTTTAAGCCCTTGCCTCATTCCAGCTTTATCGCCATCTAAGGCTTTTTGTGCCGCTTGTTTAAGTAGATTTCCAATAACTTCTTGATCATCTTTAATAGCCGGCTCTATAACAGCTCTTGCTGGTATATTCCTTTTAATCGAACCATTTGTATGTATATAAAGCAATTCAGCGTTATTAATTTTTTCACCGGCTTGTCTTGATGTATTCTCTTCTGGGATACCAACCAGCACTTCAAGGTTTCTCAACTCTTTTAAGGCATCATTAACTGCTTTTAAATGTTGATCATTTTCTTGAACATTTACTAAAAAATCAAACATATAATCCCTCTATCTTCTTACGGAACATACATGCCGCCCTTACTATACATTTTAGCAAAAGTAGCAAGTTGAACTCCATATGTAGTCAATTTCCATGCTGCGAATCCCTCTAAATCTTGCATTTGAGAAAAGTCGTATGATACAGATACTCCGTCAACGCTTTTTGAGGACACGAGACCTCTTGATTGACTTGCGTGTACTACTGCCGTAGCATCTCCGGTAACCATTGATTGCATATATAGAGTGCTGAAATGTGCTATAAACAAGCACATGCAATGTTTCCAAGCTTTTCTATATCTTGACTGCTTGATACTGCTATGTGCAAGTTCAATGTACATTTCAATTACTTCAATCGGTATTAAAGGTCTTATTTCTTCATCTTTTTCAATGTCTTTATTATTTTTTGCTTCTTCAATCTTTGAATATTCACTAACTTCATGCAATTCATTTTCATTGCTTTCTTCATCTATTTCATCTTCTACATCAATCCACTCTTCCGAATCTTTTTCATTTTCTGGAGTTTCAAAAAATTGTGGATACGTGCTATAGAAGTCTTGTATAGTAAAAGGCGGATTATTTCTGGCCTTTACGTTAGATGCTCTTGAGATGATATGACCAACATTCATTTACCCACCTACTCCGCTTTGTTAAGTTCGGGTTGTTTCTGCGTTTTTTGATGTTTCTTACTTTCAACTGTAACTTGGCTTTTTTGTTGACCCACAAATGAGATTGTTCCGTCACTACATGCTGATTTGTACAGCCATGTTTCTGTAACCCAGCTTGGTAAGTTGCCTATGTAGTCCTTTGGTATAAGTAATCTATGTCCATCTTTATTACTAAATTCAAGTTTTCTTTTACTACTTACGAATACACTTTCACTCATAAATTTTGTCGCCTCCTTCGTTAAATTCCGTCTAAGTATCTTACTGTTTGATTATAGAAGAACTCAACTTGTGAAATATTTGCTGTATATATACTATCGTAAGAATGTGTATTGATATTAGCCTGTGTCATGCTTCTGTATAGCGGTACTAATTCTTCCATTGCGATAAACCTATCCTTATGTACATAACACGCCATTCTATCACTTCCACCTACACCTGCACCTTTACAGTATGATGTTGCTCCAATAACGAGTTCGCTTCCATTTTGACTTGAAATATTGTTTTCTAATATAAATTTCAATATTGTCTTATCTGCCAATTCGGATAACCTTGTGGTTGCTAAATAATTATATTGAGCATATGGCATAATTATATGATTTGGCAGTGCTGATAAATCGTATTCCGCTTGCGCCCAGGTGTCAGAAATTATGTTATTTATGTCTGATAATATTTCATCTGGTGTTTTGCTTAGAAAATCAGTAGTTCCTTTGCTCCCCACAGACGCACCCGCGGTTGCTATATCCGGATTATTAAGTATTCCGGGTGTTCCCAGTTCCGGCATACCTATATAAACATTTTGGTCTAAATGCTTATCATATGTAAGCCTGATTCCTTCCTTTAAAAGTGCTTCTAACGAGCGTCCTGTCACCTTGCTTCTTTGCATATCAATGTACAAAATACGCATTGTCATTTGAAATACATGTGCCTTAAATGTATCTTTGTCAAAATTTGCTTGAATTACTTTAGGCGAATTCGAACCACTTGACACCGCTACCGATTCGCCCGAGCCGCCAGATACTGCAAAATCACTGCTGATTGCCGAGATTACGTCAACCCAGCCTCCTCCTGCTTTAATTGGTATATCTCTATGATATGTGAAACTTGTTAACGGCTCTCTAATTAATATTTCTCTCTTTTCCAGCTCTGAAATTAAGTTAGCGTTTCCGCTTGCAATATTTGAATCTGTCATTCGGGCAACGTTTGGTATGCTGTCAGTTATTTTGAAACTGTCGCCACTACTAATTGCTCCTTTACTTACTACTCCTGCTATTTTCATGGATTTTCCTCCTTAAATGTAATTGATTGTCCGCATAAATAATTCAGCAATTGAGTTGCTATCTTTATCTGTACGCCAAACGCAATTTTTTAACTCTATTGTATTTTCTCCGTCCGGATTTGCTTCAAATCCACCGATAACAGAACCTGACAAGCTTTCATTTTCATTAACTCTAACATACACCTTACCGCCGATTTTAGGATTGCCCACGTTGCACAAAACACTTATGGCACCTCTTTGCATAACAGATGCCATTTGTTGCGGCGCGTAACTACCTTCCATACTTCTGTAATCAAATGTTGATTTTGTTTCACTTGAAGCTACTCCTACAAACGTTTCTTCTGTTCCCCCAATTTCAAATGCGCCTACATCACCGTTATTCAGCAAAAAAACAGCCTCGCCAAACTTGATATTTCTGCTTTCTTCGCTGACTACAAACGAACCTATTATCATATCCGGCTGTCTTGCATAGTTTCCTGCATAACCATAATTTAATGATTTTCCTATCGTTTTTCCGCTCATTTCATTTCCTCCTATTTTTTATGTGGGTCTAAGTTATCATATATTTTCTGCTGTTCTTTGACATCAACAGTTACATAATTTTTGTCCTTAACTTGTTTTTTTGCATATGTCTGCTTTGCATCCATTATTTTTTGATACCCATTTACATTTTGTTTCTTCGGTTTTGCATATAAATCCCTAACCGCTTTAGTCAATGCATCTGTAGCCCTTCTTTTCTCTTTTGGGTCTTTTATCTTTGCTACTACGGGCTTCATAGCTCGCACTAACGCTAAAGCACTATCCTTACTTTTTATGATTTCTTCATCTGCCGTTTCAGATTCTGTATTACCATCAAATTCAGTAGCATCTTCGGTAGTATCTTCATCTTCCAACGCACTATCATGTTCTATCTCTTCAACCGGAACTGTTACACTTTCTTCGCTTAATTCATCTTCAAGTTTACTTAATTCATCTGTTTCTGCTACGTTTTGAGTTCCTGATTCTAAATCACTTACCCTTTTAAGGAGTTCGTCCATTGATAACAGTATTTTTGTTAGTACTTCATTAGTTGCTGTTTCATCTTTTGTGCTATCTGCTGGGGTATCATCACTAACTTCATTCTCGTCAACCTGATTATCCTGTAATTCTGTTACTGTTTCGATTACCTCTGCTACTTCATCAGGGTCTGCATCTTTTGCAAAACCTAATATTTTTGCTACTATACTCTTATCTTTTTTCTTTGACATAAAACTTATTCCCCTTTCGGTTTCCGGTTTACTATCCTTTATTTTGACTTTCTGCCCTGCTCTTCCTTGCTCAACAACCGCAACGTGATTTCCGCGGATAGCGGTTTGATGTATCTTACCATCATCATCTATCTTATAGAGGCAGTTATAGCCACATGAAACTTCCCTTTTTCCATTTTCAATTTCCCTTATAAGATTGGTATCGTAAATGACAAGATCAGCGATTATTTTGTCGCTATCTTCTCCTGTACCTCTCCTAACATTGCTTGTATGTCCTTTAGAATATATATCATAATTATTTGCAGTGACATCCTCGTCCGGATGATCATTTGTAACGGGCTTACCCTCAAAACTTGCAATAGCTGCTTCGCTGAAAACTTCTTTCTCTTCACGCATAACATTAACAACTCCTGTACCGTCTACACCAATTTCTTCTTTAAGGTACTTCTGCTTTCCTGTTCGGGCTATTGGCACGTTGTGGCATACCAGATACCCTTCCGGTGTTTTGGTCATGTTGCTACTTATTCTATCCCCGTAGTATGCTTTCTTTCTCGCTGTATCTAATGCTTTCATTTCTGTCACCTCCTTTCAAAAGGCATAAAAAAAAGGTCAATCCATTTTGAATTCACCAAAATTAATTATTTGAAATATTAAATGTTTGCATAAATTCAGCTTTTGTCATTGATTGAATTTTACCTGAAAAGTACACATCACATGGAAAATCTACTAAATCCCATGAAATCACAGGTTCTGAATAGCAACGACAGTTGTAAATTCCACCCGGATGGTATTTCCTAGCTTGTTTATATTTATTTTCCCCATCTAATTCTTCAGGGTTTGGAGGGTCATTCCATGCAACTAATATACCATCCATTATCTCATGTGAACTTCTGGTCCTACTATCTTTTGACGTTCTCCATATGTACCAAGCTATCCCCATAGCTTCTGCTCTCGCACGCACTAATGCACTTTGTGTTTTACTTACTTCTGTTCGTGCTATCAACTTGGCATTAGCTTTCGTTTTCTCTGGAAACATCTTTACTATGTCATTCGCTATATCTTCTGAACGTCTACCTGTAGCGGCTTCAACTTCTATGTATTTTACTACTTCCTCTGCTATATTTTGTGGTAGTGTTTTGATGATAGTTGCATTAACGGCTACTTGTTCACTTATCGAACGTCCAATATTGGTGCTTACTATTTCTTCAATCAGTGCATTACGAACTTGATTCCCTTTGCCATTCTCAAATGCCGCTTTTCTCCAGCCTCCAGATACTTTTTTATTTATATGCGTAACCATCGTGAGGGCTATACTTTCACAATAATCTTTAAACTTTTTTTGATTTGACATTTTTTTCAGGCGTTTTACGATTTCATATGGGTTCAATACACCATTAAGTGATTTAAACATCTGCTTTACAAGTCTATTTAACGCTTTTGCGTATGTTATTTCAATTCTGTTTTCGGGTTTCCAATCTGGCATTTTTGCACCTTCTTTTTGCAATAAAAAAACAGACTTTTAATTAAGTCTGCTCTGAATTCAATTCTCTATGATTTCAAATGCTCCCGGTGGATATAGGTAGTCTTCATCTTCTTCGTCAATAACTCGATACCAGTCTTTTTCTACGCCTATAACCTCATAAATAGTACC